TTATGTCTGTATCTAATACACCTGATTTTAAATTATCGACTTCAATGTTAGAGACAGTATTGTTGTCTACATCTATGCTTTTATTTGTAAGAGTATCGGTCGTAGCTCTTCCAACTAGCTGATCTGTTGCATCTGGAAGAGTAATAGTTCTATCTGCTGTAGGATCACCAGGAGTTAAGGTTAACTCAAAATCATTAGCAGTGGATCCTTCAAAAATTAGATCGGTTGTTATTGTAGAGTTAATTGCAATTGTATCTGTCGGAGCATCTCCAATCGTAGTATCCCCAGATCCTATAAAATTAGCAAAAGTAGCTGTTCCGGTTCCTGTTATATTTCTTATACCGGTTAAATCTTTATTTGAGTCTACAGTTAGGATCTTGCTTGCCTCGGCAGTTCCTAATGTTGAAATGTTGCTATAATTTAATTGTGCTGCTGAGCTTGTAACTAAAGTTCCTCCCAACTTTAATCCATTCGTTCCGTCGTGTGAAGCTATATTAAAATCGTTTGCTCCATCTGTAATCTCTATTGCTGTTGATGAAATTTTAAAAGGAGCGGCAGTACCATCTCCATCATAAACAACAGCAACACTACTCCCAATTCCTCCATCAATGTGTAGTAGTTGCGAAAAACCTACGCTTACTGCCACATTTGTTAAATCTGTCGCCATACCTTTTTCCTAAAATGTTAAGAAAAAAGTGGAGCGTGCTTTTTCTTGCCTACTCCACTTCAATCTATTTTTCAAATACTCTAATTACCTATTAAGAAGGATTATTAAAGTTAACTACCTGACCAGCTGCATCGCCTGCTGGTTGTGATAGTGATGATCCAAATAATACGTCGGCTACGATACTAGTGCTTAAGTAATCAATATCGTACTCGCTCTGAACACGTGGTTCCATTTGCATAGCAAGTAGAACTGATTCGCGTGTAAAGATTGACATCGTTTCGTCACCAGTACCACCATCATCATCCCAATCAGTAGAAGCAAATACGGGCATGCCGTAAATGATTCCAAGTTGACCAGATATGTTTGGTCCAACACCATTTGCTTCAGGACCTCTTTGTTGGAAGTCGCTAAACTCACCAAGATTTAAGAGATTCATGTAAGCTGCTGGAGAAGCATATAGATAAGTTTCGCCGTCAGTATAATCGACATTGATGTCCATTAACTTTTGGATTCCACTTCTTAGCTCTGCTGATGTAGGAGTGTTGTCTGTTGCCAATGCTACATCGTTAGCTGTAGCAGATTGAATAACATCAACAGCCAAGTAGGTCTCAACCTTCTTAGCTAAGCCATATCCCATACTACGCGTATAGAGCGAAAACAAGTCATAAGAACTTTGGACGCGTGTTATGTCCTCAACTCTCTTAGCCTCATAAGCATGTTGATCTATTGATATTTGAGTTTCTCCATCAGTCTGAGCTGAATATGTTACAGCTGAGTCAGCTGATTTAGCTGCTGCAGTCTCTTCACTTACGCGTGGTACGTGAATAACATCTGCACCGCCTGCGAGATCTGAAACGTTGGTAACCTGATTACGTAGTTGGAACTTTCTTTCTGCGTAATCTAGAATAGCCTCTTTCCAGACCTCGGGTATGAAGACAGCAGCAGTTGTATTTGTTACATTTGCCATTATTTATTTTCCTAATTCCGGCCTCTCATAAGATCTGCGAAGTGTTTCTTTCTTTCGTCTTTACTTAGCTTCTTCCATTCCAATGGTTTACCTGACGAAACACCACCTCCGCTTTCATCTACTCGAGGCACTTTGTTATTAAATTCATTCTTCATTTGTTCTAAGGCATCTGAATCGAGTACTTCTAATTTTGATCGAAGTCCTTCTGGAAAATCTTCTAAGAGTCTTTCTTTTCTTGCTGTTTCAATGCTCATAAACTTTTCAGCATCGACAGCATATCGATCTCTTTCTTCCTTTGCGGATTCGTATAGTTTTTTGTACTCTTGTTTTTCTTCAGCCTCTTTTTCTGCCATCGCTCTTTTCTCAGATTCCATCTCTCTTATTTTTGTTTCAAGAGACTTGTTTTTATCATTGAGTTCTCTAAAGCGAAAACCAGGAACACTGTAATCTTCGGTTTTATCGTTACCTGCTACGACATCAGCATTTTCGTTCTGATCTACGGATGGAGTTTTAACGTCTTCCACGACTTTGTCTTCTGACATTTATGACCTCTTTTGTGAGTTATATCTCAATTCGAACTCTCTGTGAAGTTTGTTCTAAGCTGAGATTTATTTGTTTATCTGCTCTATCTGTAATTTCTTTTTGAATCGCCTTAGTAACATTTTTATTAAGGAAATCCAAACCTCTATTAGATAGATCTTTTGCAATCTTTTCAGAAGCCGCATCAGTGAATCCAGCAATTGCTCTATTCTTTCTAGCTTCTTTTGTCTTATACGAGTTCAAAGTGTTACCTGAAAACGTCAAGTCTATAAATTTTGTATTTCGAGATGATCTTCCCAACTCCTTCTTGTAGTCAGCATAGCTCTTATTATACCTTCGAGTACCAAATGTATTTCTTTTTCTGACTGTTGTCCGAGCTATGTTAACAGATGCATCTGCTATGTCCTTCATTGTTTTTAACGGAATATCGAATATTGGTCGCAATGGTTTTATCTTAGCCAACTAAACTTGTCCTTTGCTTTAGATCTCTATCGCCAAATTGTTCTTGTAGTTGTGCTTGCTCGTATTGACCACTACTTGTAAATCTAAAAAATTCGTGTCTACAGTTAAAGTGTGATCCGTTTTCAAACACACCAGGAAATCTTTTATCTATCTCTCCCAAGGTCATTGGACCAGCTGCCATAACTTGTAAGCAATCATCACTCGTTCTATTGTCCACAGGTCCTTCAAATATGTATAGTGTGTTTTTAGGAGATCCAAATGCCATTTGCTTGGTTACAGATCTATTAAACTTGGCTAGTGAATCGTCGTATAAAGATATAGCCTGTCTTGTAGACAAAACACCTCTTTGCCCTCTTGTTAGCTCTCTTACAAATACATCTTTTTCTAGTCCGTTGATAATAGACTCTGTAAATAAGCTCTTCATCTGTACATATGTGTCGTCTAGCTTAGATCTGTATAAATTTAAATCACTTTTAATTAATCCACTCAATATATCCTCATCTACATCAGCAAAGCCGTCCATCGTTCTTAGTGCATCTATGTAAGACTCAGCTATCTTGTCTAGCTCACCACTTATTCCAAACTGTACCTCAAATAATTCCTTAAAGTCTGTGTTTGCAATAGTAGTTAATAACTGTTGAGAGGCAAATCTTCTCTCAATTTGTGAGATTGGACCTACTTGATCAAAGATCGTCTCGTATAAAGAGGCTATGTAATTCAAACCAGCTTCATACTTATTTGCAAATTGTTGTGATGAATACATTATTGAGTTAAGATATCACTTAAGGTTGTTTGTGGTTGTTCTGGCTTTTCTATCGATAGGTCTTCAGCCATTCTCTCAATCTCTTCTTCGTCTAAATCTGGATTATACTTTCTAAGCCAATCCTTAGGAGATGACAATCCATTGGACCATTCCCAATCCCACTGAGATCTTTCTTCTTGTGCAGTTAATGGGAATCGTGGCTCAGTAAAGTCGACTGAATAGTCTTCAGAAATACTCTTTCCATGCACCTCTAAGATCCTTCTATCTACTTCAAATCTTTTTTGCTCTACACTCCTCCATATCATTTGATAGTCTCCTGTAACAGCTTCTGTTAGATCTATCTCTGCCATCTTTAAAGCTTCGCCACTAACAAAAGACTCGCGACCTACTGACCACTTAACTTTGAGGTTGTTGTTATAAGCAACTGAATCAACATAGAATCGAATTGAGTCTATGTATTGAGATAGGTTTCCACCTGGCGACTCAAACTTAAACGATGCATTTTCTGGAAGCACCATTGGTTTGTCTACTCCTAGTGACACATTACTCATTTGATCTACACCTGATATGACAGGCTGTCCAAGAGCTTGTAGTCTCATAGCTAATCCCAACTCAGTCATTAACAAATTGACCATAAGATTTGCGTTAATAATATCATCAGCACCAGTCCTAATGAAGTCAGTAGTGTAAGGATGTCTGTGACAAACAGTAAAAGGTAGCATCCCATACGGATTAACATTTCCCTCATTTACAGATTCGATCCTTCCATTTTGATGTATTAAGTAGTGCTCCTCATCACTCCAATATGCATACACAACCTCTTCTTCTCTTGATGAACCGTGATTGTATAAAGGATAAGTGTATGCAAACGGTTCTCTTGACCTAGGCTCAAAGAGAGGCTCAAATTCTATTATCTGATCATAGTGAATCTTTTGATCTTCTTCGCTATACCTAGATCTAATGAGATGAGATCCCAATAAGTATGTTAATCTTTCAGCAGTTATCATAGTCTGATCTAAGTTGTTGACTAACTCAAGATAGTCCTCATTAGTTCTAATGGGAGGTTCTTTGTATCCAATTGCCCTAGCGTTTATTAATTTACTGGTTATGCTTTGTGTAATAAATGGGATCTCTAAACTTTTAAGAGGAAAGTAATTTGCTAGATCAGCTTCCATCTCTCCTGTAATTCCTTCGTAGTAAGATAAAGATCTATATCTTCCTTCGACCTTTTGCTTTGCTGCATCTCTAAGATGATCAATCAAGGCATCTCTTACATAATTTTTATTTTCTACAATCATTAATCTACCACTCTATTGAAGTTGCTATTCTTTGAACTACGGAATACCTAAACTCTAAAAAATAAGAACATGCATCAAGCATGTGAGTTAATTCGTAGTTACTCTTATCTATGCCACCTTGTCTGTCTCGCTGAACTTGCTCTAAATCTTTAATCAGGTAGATGCATTTAGGATCCACCGTCATCTTTATCTCTCCCTTAGCATTTTTAAGTTTCCTATTTAATGCATTTAATCTATCTCTGTGAGAAGGATGTCTTCTTCTTGCATATACCTCAAAGCCGTGCTCTCTCAATATCTGATGATCACTTCTATGAGAAGTCGTAGATCTAGCTGTACCTGCTGGATCTGGATAGGTCTCTACAACCTTTGGCCATCTCTTCTTCATTTCTATGCATAGCTGTTCTGTAGATGAATTCTTTAGTCTTATTTCGTCGTAATAATGAACAGTTCCATCTCCATAAACAGAAGCACATACTGCACTCATATAGTCTACATTGAAGTCTATACCAGCAACTCTGTAAGAACTTAGATCGCTTGTCTTTGTTACATGTTTAGATCTATCAAATGCCCAAGCTGCTCTATTTGCTGCTGTCTCAAAGCTAGCCATGAATTCTTGACGATATGCTTGTTCGTCAAGATTGCTTTTAGCTAGATCTAATTCTTCTTCGCTTACAAATCCACCATCTATAGTTCTAAATTGCCAAGACTTCCAAAGAGGATCATCTCCTTGTCCTTTTATAAAGTAGTCGTAAAAATTGTTATTGCTAAATCCATCAGGAGTACCAATCATCAATGCTCCTCCCTTAGTAGTTGTTAACATTGGATAGATCACCTCTTCAAACACTCCTGGTTTTTGATAGGCATATTCATCCAACACACATCTTGTAAGCTCGGATCCTCTAAGTGAGTCTGCTGCATCTGATCCCTTAATCGCAATCGTAACACCTGATTGAGTACAGCTCAATTCCGTCTCGTTTATCTTCCAACCTGTCTGTGTCCTCATAATTGACTTTAACATTGACCAAACTGTCAACTTTCCTTGTCGATAATTTGGAGTTATGTACCAAAGATTGGATCCCTGCTGCATTTGCCCTCTGAGAAGGTACATCAGTCCTAGAACCGACTTTCCGAATCTCCGCCCTGCTGTGATTACTTTGAATCTTGCTGGATGAGTTAGAATCTCTCTTCTGTGTTTTGTTATGTACAGTTCCACTACTTTTCATCGTCTAGCTCAGCATCATCAAAATCTAAAACCTGCAATGGTTTCGATATCTCTGTTATCACGTGTTCGGTAGATTTTCCCTCTGTTCTATCCAAGACCTCTTTGATTGCTGGTAGATTTCCTCTTTGTGCCATTGATACTAACTTATCCAATACTAATTCTCTTCTTGTTCTATCGTTAATGTCTATATCTAAAATTTCATTCAACATATCTTTAGCAGAGTTTCTTCTACCGTTAGGATTTCCCGACTGTCCTTTTTTCCATTGTGTTTTAGGATTTCCACTTTTACCTTTCTCAAAGGGCATATCTACTCCTGATCTATTCCTGTTCTACTATTCCAAGATAAACAGGCTTCTCAATCATGTCCATAAGAATCTTTGCCTTATCAGAGTCTATCTCGTAGATGTCAAACTCAATTCTCCAACAATGACTAACCTTGCCATACCTCATTCCTACAAGCTCACAGCTTACAGCAACCTTCTTATCTTCTTCTTCTTTTCTTTCCATCTAGAGGGCATTTGGTTAGTAGGTGTATGTGATTTGGATTAGATGAAAAGCCACATCTAAGTTGCTTCTCTTTGTCAAATCCAGCAAATCCACACTTTTTATTATTCTTAAGAGGACAGGGCTCAAACAATTATTTCTTCTTCTTGCCCATTTTGTTTTTTTTCTTCTTCTTCATACCGCCTTTTTTCTTTTTTCCCATTCCGTAATGACTTGGCATATTACTTACCAACCTTTCTCATAGCGTTTATATGTGATGTGTTAAAATCAGAT